CTGCAGGATAGCAGGAGTAGTTTTAGGACTTACTCAGGTCTAAGTAGAGGGTTGGCGTTAATTACTTCCTCCTCTTAAGAAGTCCGCGTCTTTTGGCCGCGGTAAGGAGCTGTTGGTCGGTAACGTCCTCGATGGTCACAGTCGACCTCGGAGCTGCCTGGATCGCTGGTACGCGCCTCTGTGGTGCGGGCAAAGCCTGTTGTCTGGGCTGTGCCTGAGGCATGGCACGTCCCCCATTCCCGGGGACGAGTGGGGCAACGGCACCGAACACCTTGCCGGCGTTTTCGGTCACCCAGTTGAAGGTGTCGTTAGCGTGCCTAGCAAAGTCAGAGTTGGTGAACTGATCGAACCAGTCGCCTTCGTTGTCAGCATGTGTACTCGCTTTGTTCATCGTGTGCACCATGATCGAGCGAATGTCAGGAAGGGCAGGCAGGGCACGCCTAGGGTTGGAAGACCCCACGGGCACGCCGGAGGCAACGAAACCAGTGTACTCGGCTACGAGGCAGATGGAGACGTCAAACGTCTGACCGAAGAAACCTCCGGCCGGGTTAACGGGCGCCTGTACGATCGCATACAAGGGAGGCGTGTAGGTGACAGCCGAACCACCTCCACACTGGGAGAAGGGCATGGGCCTCAAAATGGAGTTGATGTACCAGTCGTTGAAGTCGAGGTCGCAAACGGAGCCCGTCTGCCACCTGATTTCGGAGGTCCCAGGCAGGTTGCCGTCGTACTGGTAAGCGTTACCTACGATGAGGTCTTGCTGCTGTGCGAAGTCCACGCCACAAGCCGTTCCGCCTTGGGTCTGCCCAAGTCGAACCAGGCCCCCCCTGTTGATGGAAGCGGTAGTGGGCCTGATCCTGAGGGTACAAGCAACTACTCTCGACTTGATCGAGGTAAGGTTGCCTGTGGAAGCGAACGGAGTGTGCTGTGATGCGGAGTAGGGCAACTGCGACAATGTGGCCTGGCTCATGCCTGCCACCAACGAGGAGATGTCTGGAATCTCGCTCGCCGTTGAAGCTGCATTGGTGTAGGTGGCGATCGCGGTGTTGTTGGCCGTGTTGGGGCAAACGGCCACATAACCGAACCCAGTCGTGGTACTCGTGCTCACGGTGAAGTTGGCTGTTGCTTTGTAGACTTGGCTGGGTAACTGTGAACCTGTAGGGACACGCGCTGGTTCGTTGGACCAAGGGTCAGCGATGCAGGCTGCATACTTGGCGAAGGCGGGGTCATTGGAGTAGATCCCCATCTCCGTGTCCACCAGATCCGGGTGGCGAGCAAGCATGCGAATGCGATGGTAGTCAGTAGGATAAGAAGCCCTGACTGAGGCTGTTGACTTGTTGAATTGTCTGATGGTGCCTTCATTTATTGCTAGTAGTGTTCTTGGCCAGAGCACTCTAGTGAGCCGTGTTTCCACTGTCTTTAAGGCGCTGTGGGTAAGGATCGATGTCCCTCCTTTATCCATTGTACTAGGCGCGCGATATTCACGGTCAGTCTCGCGCTTATGTAACCGTCTCGGTACGATGGATAGGTTATAGGTTACCACCCTGGTCAACAAGGGTGCTTTTAAGGACATCCCAGGTCCTGTGCGCGTACACGCTGTTGGCCATGCACACGCTGTTGATACCCCAGGCTCCTAGTAACCGTGTTCCATCCTGCCACTGGGGGGCCCGTGATATCTGAGATCGTCAGTCACGGTTGCCCTAGTGTAGTGGAGCGGAAACTTGAGCCGAGAGAATGAGGCTTCCATCTGCCTCTGTTCCTGCGGGGTTAAGCCGAATGCTCGCTCGAAGCTGGCTCTCGCTTCCTCGGTGATCTCTGGGCTTTTGCGCCAGTTCAGACCCCCTTCAGCGAGCATGCGGTAATAGGACGGCGCGTCTTTAAGTTCGTCCTTGCTCATCTGGTGCTCATTGCCCAACCTTATCATAGCATCACAAAGTGCCTGCAAAACAGGCACTCCGATGCTACAGCTCTTCTCGCAGACAGACACTGTGAACAGTCTATCTTTGAGATACCTGAGCTGCTTGCGGTTGAAAGGGGCACCCACGCTGGACACGTGATCCCACAACCAGAAC